TATTACAACTTGAAAAAAGAGAAACATTAAATACAAAATATATAAATAATTGTATAATAGATTTGTATGATATGATTAATGATAAGGAGGTTGATGACATGGCTTGTGGAAGACGTGGACGTCCTAGAGGAAGTCACAACACGACACATGGAGGACGTAAGAAATAATGCGATATATCTTACGTTATGAAACTATAAGTAAATACTTACATTATGTTAGAATGCAACAAAAAGAATTTGAATATAAAGAAGAATTACGTGATTTTTTATTAAACAATATAGATCACATAAGAAACTTTTATATTTATGAATTAACTGATTTAAGTTAAGTGCTATATTAAATATAGCATGTAACTACTGAAAAAATTTATTATATATCTTGATTTGTGTTCCTTATTAAATGTGATTTATATTAAACCCCTATTACTATACTTTTATACATTCAGTAGTTACATGGTGTATTTAATACACTAATATTAAAGAAAGGAGGAAAACCCGTGCCTAAAGCTAAACGTAAAAACTTACAAGTCGTTATTGATATAAAAGAAAAGAACGATAATGAAACAACAGTTGAAATTACATATAAAAATACTGAAACTGCTACAGATAACGAAAAAGTTACTGGAGCAAATATTTATAACACTGTATGTACTGCAATACAAAATTTAAAATAGTTTACTAGGGAGGAATTAAAATTATGGAAAGTAAAAACGAATTAACATTATTCAACGGAAACGTTGGAGCTATTTACTGCTCTAAAGAAGCAAAAACTGACGAAGAAAAAAAGGATTTATTTAATGCACTTGAAAGTTGTGATGCATTACTTAATGACTGTGTAGGACAAGAAATTAACTTAAAAGACGTTTATTGCGAAGAAAAAGAAGTTCTTGATGAAGAAACTGGAGAAACAAGAAAGAAATATCGTACAATATTATTTGATGTATCAGGACAAACTTATGCAACTGGATCATACGGAATCTTTAATATAATGAAAAAGATTTTTGCTATCTATGGAATGCCAACATGGGAAAATGGTATCAAAGTAAAAGTTACTAAACGTCCTATTGGAAATGGTAAAACAAGTTTAACATTAACATTGGTATAGCATTTGCTATACCTTTTTTATTAAAAGGAAGGTGATAACATGAAAACTTATACACTTAATACTGACTTATCAACGATAAGAAGAACTAGTAAAGTAAGGTATACTAAGAAATTAAATCAAGATATTTATAATACGTTAAGACGATACAATAATAAAATAGATAGATTAAGAAGAAAACAAGCTGATTATATCTTACCTCAAAAAGTTACAAAAGAAGATTTAATGGAATCAAGTTATACAACTAAAGAATTAAGACGACAATTAAGTAACTTAGATAAATTTACTAGACGTGGTGCAGAAACGGTGTATACAACTAGTGGGGGTTATTCAATTAGTAAATATGAATATGATTATTTAAGACGAGAACAAAGACGTGTTAAGAGAAAATTAGATAAAGAAATCGAACGTTATCAAACAACAGCACCTACAGTCTTTGGTAAATCTCAAGGTTTTACATTCGCACAAATGGGTGACAGTACATATCTTAATTTAAAAGCTCGAAGAACTTCACTTGAAAAAGATATTTCACAAATGAGTAAACAAGAGTTATTACAATATCGTAAAGTTTTATATAAACTTGGTAAAAATAGAAACTATCTTGCTGAAGGTTTTCGTGATAATTACCTTGAAATACTTACTGACTTAGGATACTTTACGGGATATGATCCAGAGAAATTAAAATTACTTAAAGAAAAGTTAAATAGTTTAGATCCAGAAAGTTTTTATAAATTATATGAAAACGAAAAATCAATTAAAGTTATTCGTGATTATTATCCTTTATTTACCGATTTTACTGGCAAATCAAGTGATAGTTATGTTGAAGACGTCCATAACTTATATGATGAATTAATAAATAACATAGATGATATAATAGCACCATATTTATAATGAAGTCATTTACTGCAGACTTTGAAACGACAACGGATAGTAACGATTGTCGTGTATGGGCTTATGCTCTTTGTGAAATAGGTAACCCTTCTAACTTTATTTATGGTAATAATATGGAAGATTTTATAAAGTTCTGTAGTAACAAGAAAGAGAATTATAAACTTCTATTTCATAATTTAAAGTTTGACGGTGAATACATTTTTAGTTATTTATTAAATAATGGATATGAAGTAATTGAAGATAAAAAAGAAAGACGAGATAAGACATTTACATGTTTAATAAGTGACACAGGACAATTCTATTCTATTGAAATATACTTTGAAGTTAAGAAGAAAAGAATAAATAAAGTAACTATCTGGGATAGTTTAAAAGTACTTAATTTTAGCGTTGAAAAAATAGCAAAAGACTTTGATTTACCTATACGAAAACTAGAAATTGATTATAAAGCATATCGAGAAGTAGGACATAAGTTAACGAATGAAGAAGTAGACTATATTCGTAATGACGTTACTATTATGTCAATGGCATTAAAACACTTATATGATTTAGGACTTACTAAAATGACTATTGGAAGTAATGCACTAGGATATTATAAAGACATGAATAAAAACTTTTTACGTTATTTTCCTATCCTACCTTATGAAATAGACCAAGATATAAGACATAGTTATAAAGGTGGTTTTACTTATCTTAACGACTGCTATCGTGGTAAAACAACTGGTAAAGGTTATGTACTTGACGTTAACAGCTTATATCCTAGTGTAATGAAATATGAAAAGTTACCATTTGGTGATCCTATATACTTTGAAGGCGAATATGAAAAAGATATGTTATATCCATTATACGTACAAACACTATCATGTGCTTTTGATATTAAACCTAATAAAATACCTACAATACAATTAAAAAATACATTAGGTTTTATACCTAACGAATATATAAAAAGTAGTGACGGCGAGATAATTACAATGACACTTACTAATGTTGACTTAGAACTATTTAAAAGTCATTATGATATATACGAAATAACATATCATTCTGGGTGGAAGTTTAAAGGAATAAATGGACTATTTACTAATTACATTGATTACTGGACGGAACAAAAGATTAATGCAAAAAAGAATAATAACAAAGTAATGTATATTATATCAAAGTTAATGTTAAATAGCTTATATGGTAAATTTGGACTTAACCCTAATGTTAGGGGTAAATTTCCTTATTTAGATAATGAAGGTGTTATCAATTATAAGATAACACCTCCAGCAATTAGAGATAGTATTTATATACCAGTAGCAAGTTTTATTACAAGTTATGCAAGACGTAAAACAATACTAACAAGTCAAGCAATTAAAGATTATACATTGAATAAATATGGTAAAGATTATTACATATATAGTGATACAGATTCTATTCATTTACTTGAATTACCTTATGACGAGTTAATACAATTTGTAGACATTGACGATTTTAGACTAGGTGCATGGAAGTTGGAATCTACTTTTGATAGAGGTCGTTACCTAAGACAAAAATGTTACATTGAAGAAAATGATGATAAGTTAAATGTTACTATTGCTGGACTACCTAAAAATCTTGGTAAATACATAAACTTTGATAACTTCAAACAAGGACTAACTATTACTAAAGAAGATGAAGAAAAAGAACACAAGTTAACATTTAAACATGTCAAGGGTGGTGTACTTTTAGTAGATACTGACTTTACAATTAAGTAGTTTTATGTTATATAATAACTGGGAGGATATAAATGGAATCAGCTAGTTTATTTGATACAATATTTCAATATGGTGTAGGAATTGCTTGTTTAATTTACATGATGTATTTTCAAGCAACTACAATGAAAGATTTAACGAAAAACCAGAACGACTTAAATAATACATTAAAAGAGGTGTCAACAAATTTAACTAATATCAATTTACGACTTAATGATATAGAAGAAAAAGTTAATAAGAAAGGTGAATAATATGAGTTTCATATTTGGTTTTCTCTTAGGGGGTACTATTGGTATTGCAATAATGTGTATTATGATTATAGGAAGGAAAGATGACTAATGAAATATAGAGTTGGTGACAAAGTAATTATAACTGGTGAATTATATTATTCTAGTAATGATACTAAACCAAGAAGTTATGCAAAAGACGTTAAAACAACCATTACTAGAATAGCAGTTGGATCACGTCACCCTTACAATTCAACTGGTGACTTAGGGTGGTGTGATGAAAAATCTATTCGTTATCAAGAAGAACCAGTTGTTAAAAAAGAAGTTGAAATTGAACTTATTGATAAAGAAGGTTTAATTGATTACTTAAAAGAACATGAAGATAAAATTGTAATGATAAATGCTAAAGAATTAAAGGACGTATTAGGACTATGAGACCGGCACAAAAAATGTATGATGAAAATGGTTATCAAGTAGCATTAATGATATTACCAGGTTTTCATGTATCACAAGCTGATAACGGAACAGTAAGTCATAGAGGTGGCGAATTATACTGGGCGACTGACTATTTAGGTTGGGGTGATAATGGACGTATATATAGGTGTCCTTGTTATGCACCCGTTGATATTATATGTATTTGGTTAAATAAAGCAAACTGTGTTGCTGTATGGCAGTCACTTAATAAAGTACACCTTGCTAATGGAATGATAGATTATCTAACGATAACCGTCTATCACGATCAAGATGTTACAAATGGACTAATTACTGTTGGTACTGTTAAACAACAAGGACAACAATTTAATCGTACTGGTACTGGTGGACATGTAACTGGATATCACGTACACCTTGAAACTGGTTATGGTAGATATACACTACCATATACAACAACTGGTGAACGTTCGGCTAACTATAAATATCATATAACTGATTATACAACTTGTAAAAGATTACATAATTATGATGCTTTATTTATAAATGATACCAGTCCACATACAAGTCCTAATTATTATAACTGGAAAACTTATCAAGGTGGAAGTCCAACACCACCAGAACCTAAACCCGAACCTAAAAATTATAGGTTTAAATGGGTACTTTATGCAAATAAGTTGCGAAATAAATAATAATATGATATATTAGTAGTGTGATAAGACGATAAAACTTATCACTCTGGGTTTTCTTTTCTTTAGTAGGATAATGTCTATCTTGACACTATCCTTTTTTTATGTTATATAAAGAATATAAGGAGGTGTTAAGAAGACAATGCTTACTAAAGAAGATTTTGAGAACATGATTAATGATACTCGAGATAAACTTGATAAACAAAGTCAAGCTCTAATCAGTGAGGATATGATAGGGATAATGGGAAATGTAACCAGTCTACTAGAAACTATTGAATCTCAAAAAGAAGACATTACAAAACTACAACATGACAATGACGAACTCTTAAAAGTCAATGGACGTCTTTTTCAAAAAGTAGGTTTTGAAAAAGAAAAAGAAGAAGAAAAGTTAAACCCGTTCGGTAATGAAAATAAGGTTGAAAAAATAACAATTAATGACCTTATTAACGAGAAGGGAGAGATGATTTAATGGCATTACCAGTAGGCGCAAAGGCCTTCAATGTTATTCGTGAAGATTCTAGTACTGTATATATGAATACTGTACCAGCAGCTACAAGTGATAACATTAATGAAATTAAGAACATTCTATTTAACGATAGTTACCAACCAATGTTAAATGAATTCGTTACTAACTTAGTTAATAGAATAGCTCTTACAATTATTAGAAACAAAAGTTTCAACAACCCACTAGCAGTATTTAAGAAAGGTTCAGTACCTCTAGGAACTGACATTCAAGACGTATACGAGAATCCAGCAGTTGCTGAAAAATACGAATTATCTAATACTGAAATGGCTAAGTTATTAACAATAACTAATCCAGATACACATGTTGCTTATTATAGACGTAATAGACAAGATATGTATACAAAGACAATACCAAGAGAAGTACTTCAAGGTGCTTTCGTATCATGGGATAAATTCGAAGAATTTATTCAAGGAATTACTACTTCATTATATAGTGGTAACTACATTGACGAATTCAAATACACTAAAGAACTTATTGACGGTGTATATAATCAAGGTAAAATTAGATGTGAAGTTGTATCTAACCCAACTGATGCATCTACATCTAAAGCATTCTTAAAGAAAGTACGTGCTTTATATACAAAAATGAGTTTACCTTCTACACAATATAACTCTTATTCATTATTTACAAATAGTGGTAAATCAGTTACAACATGGACTGACAAAGATCGTATTGTATTAATTATTACTGCTGATGCATTAGCAAACATTGATGTTGAAGCTTTAGCATCTGCATTCAATATTGATAAAGCAGATTTCATGGGAAGAGTAATTACAGTTGATGCATTCGACAATGACGAAATTGTTGCTGTAATGTGTGATGAAGCATTCTTACAAATCTATGACAACTTATTTAGATTCGATGAATTCTACAATGCAAGAGTTATGGCATGGAACGAATATTTACACGCTTAACCTAAAGAACTAGGCGAGTTAATTAGAAATAATTAATTATAAAAATCTCGTGAAAACGGTGGAAATCTTAACAAGTAATGTTGAAGAAAATACCGTGCTAAGACTAAGAAATTAGTAAAGTGTAACGACTATTCCTAAAGAGGAAGTACAAACAAGTGTTTGGAAGTGCGAGATACCTAAACGTAAAGACGTAGGTAAAGAGATAGTCTAATCTATATAGAAATATATAGCAGTTCATAAGAGAACGATATAAGAGTAACGAACTTATATGAATATAATGTGGGGAACATTCGCAGTATGTCCATTCGCAAATGCTGTATGTTTAACTACTGAAGCACCTAAACCAGTTACAGCTATTTCAATTAGTGATCAAAGTGCAGTAGTAGGAACTGACAAGACTGTAACTGTTACATTAACTCCAGCTGATGCTACAAGTGATATTTCATTCTCAAGTAGTGATACTTCAGTATTTACTGTAACAAAGATTTCTAACTCAAGTGTTAAAGTACACCCAGTTGCTGCTGGAACTGGAGTTCTAACAGCATTAGCTGAAAACGGTGTTGACGCAGACGCAGACGTAACTGTATCAGCTAGTTAATTAAAAGAGTGGCAGTTATGTCACTCTTTATTTTTTGATTTTTAGAAAGGAAGTGATTATTAAATGATATCAATAACACCTCAAGGGCAAGTCTATCTATGTAAGACGCCACTTGAAAATGATTATAAAAATCAATTAACTTTTAGTACTAGAACAGCACAACAAACATACTTTACTTCAAAAATATATCGTAACTTAGGTGACGATGACTATACTTATATAAAGAAAGATAACGTTATAAAGATAGGTTTACCTATTGATGATATTATAGAATGTAATTATTTATTCTATAAAAATAAAGGTTTTACTAATAAAATATATTATTGTTTTATTACTGATATGGAATACATAAATGAAAACTGCACTGCAGTTACTATTGAAACGGACGTTTATCAAACTTATATGTTTGATATCGTAAAGAAACGTTGTTTTGTAGAAAGAGAACATACTAATGACGATACAATAGGTGCTAATACCGTACCAGAAGGACTAGATACTGGCGAATTCGTAATTAATGGATACGAATACTTTGATGAATACGCTAACGACTATTTAATAGTAGTAGGTACAACTGAATTACCTAAAGAGATATCTCAAGATATAATGAGTAATTTACCAACAAAAGTTTATAATGGTATCTTTAGTGGACTTTATTATATAGCATTAAAAACAGTAAATGATGCAACTAAATTCTTAATGGTAATGGACGGACAAGGATTAGGCGACAGTGTATATGACGTCTTTATAATACCTAAAAGTATTGTTACCATATTAAATAATCAATGGGAAAGTAAATCATTAGAACTTAAAATTTCAATAGATACTTGGACGTATACAACTAATACAGACGTTTATTATAAACTATTACCTAATAGTCAAACTGAAGCTGTTATGGTAAATAAACAAAGTATAACACGAAATAACACTTTAAATGGATATACACCTAAAAACAATAAAATGTTTACTGGTGAATTTAATTACATGTATGTATCAAATAATGCAGGACAAGATATGAAATATAATTACGAAGACTTTTACAATAATACACCTATCTTTAGTTTAAAAGGTGCAGTTACACCAGGTTGTAGTATAAGACTTATACCACAAAATTATAAGAGATACAAACAAGGTGGTGGCGAAGACGATCTATGTAACCCTTACGGACTAACGGGTGCAAAGTATCCAGTATGTAGTTGGACTAGTGATAGTTATACAAACTGGATCACACAACAAGGTGTTAACCTTGCTATTGAAAATATTACAACAGCAGTAGCAACTACGGGACTTGCATTAACTGGTAACCCTGCTGCAGTATTTGGTATTACTGGTGCAATAAGTGATTCACTAGCTTTAAAACAAAAAAGAGAATATACACCAGTACAAACTAAAGGTAATACAAACTCTGGTGACGTAACTTATGCTATGGGTAAAAATCAATTCATATTATATAAAATGAGTTGTCGATATGAATTTGCTAAAAGAATAGATGATTATCTATCTATGTATGGTTATAAAACAAATGACGTAAAAATACCTAATACAACTGGACGTACAAACTGGAATTATGTAAAAACTATCGGTTGCAACTTTGAAGGTGATATACCACAAATATACTTAAATAAGATAAAAGAAATATTTGATAAAGGAATTACTTTATGGCATAATGCTAACACCATGTATGATTATTCACAAAGTAATAATATTGTAAGTTAGGAGGTAGATTATGAACGAAACAGATTAT